TGATTTAATAGAAACAAATGTTTTAAACACTAGACAGCCTTTTCAAGTTGCTTTTGGTGGAACAACAACTGTTACTGCTGATGTTAGATATTGGGGGATGTGTTACATTACATCTTGGAGTGTTTCTGCGCCTACGGAGGAAAGCAGTACGATGACCATCAGTTTAACTGGAACTGGTGAGCTTTATCAAATCGTAGCATAATAATAATCTGGTGGATAAGCTTGGGCATCTTTAGTTTGATGTCCTTGCTTTGAAGCCTATAAAATCAAACTAAATGAACTATACTTTTTTAACTATTAACGAAAAAAAATATCCTTGCAAATTTGGATTTAATTCCTTACGGAAATATTCTAATTTAACAAACACATCTTTACAAGATTTGGATAAATTAGGTCAAGACATGACATTAGATGGAGCTTTAACTTTAATTTATTGTGGTATTAAAGATGGATATAGGGCAGCTAAACAAGAAATGAACTTATCTATTGATGATTTAGCAGATTTAATTGATGGTGATTTTGAATGTATTGGAAAAGCTATGGAAATTTTATCTGAACAAATGGGATCTAATACATCAAAAAAGAAGAAAGCCAAGAAAAAGCAAGTCCTCTAACTTGGTGTAAATTAGAACGGATTGCATTTGGTCAATTAGGAATGGGTGTTGAGGAGTTTTATGATATGATTCCAAGATATTTTTGGAACAAATTGGATGGTTTTTATGAGCTTGAAAACATTAGAGAGAAGGGACATTGGGAAAGAGTAAGATGGTCTACAACTTTGTTATTAAATGTTCATACAGCTAAAGGTAAAACAATTAAACCAACTGATTTAATTGAATTTGATTGGGATAAATCTAATAAGAAATTAGATTATGAAAAATTAAAAGCTAAAGCTGAATATTTTAAAAAAATGGAAAATGGGTAAAAGTATAGGATTTCTACAAATTGCATTTGGTGCTGATCTTAGGGGATTAGAGAAAGGTTTAAAAAAAGCTCAAAGAAGTATCAATAAATTTGGTGCATCAATGAAAAGAACTGGTGCTAATTTAACCAGAAATATTACATTACCCATTTTAGGTTTAGGTGCAATTGCTGTTAAAACTTTTATGACATTTGAGCAATCAATGTTAAAAGTGAAAGCAGTATCAGGTGCAACAGCTCAAGAATTTACTGATTTAACAAATAGTGCTAAAGCTTTAGGAGCATCAACAATGTTTACTGCTACTCAAGTAAGTGAATTACAATTTGAGCTTTCTAAATTAGGTTTTTCAGCAATTGAAATTGATAAAGCTCAAGAATCAATATTAGCTTTATCTCAAGCAACAACTCATGATTTAGCAGAAAGTGGTAAAATTGTTGCTTCTACATTAAAAAGTTTTTCTAAAGAAGCATCAGATGCTTCAAATATTACAGATATTTTTGCTTTAGCTGCATCAAATTCTGCTATGGATATGGAAAAATTTGCTGCTGCTATGCCTACAATTGGCTCAACAGCAAATACTGTTGGAGTTAGTTTAGAGGAATTAACATCTCAAATGATGGTGTTAAGTGATAGAGGAATTGAGGCTTCAACAATGGGTACTCATTTAAGAAAAATATTTGCTGAATTAGCAGTTAAAGGAATAAACTTTAATGATGCTATGGAAGCAATTAATAATTCAACTAATAAAGTTAAAACTGCAACAGAATTATTTGGTAAAAGGGCTTTTAATACTGGTATTATTTTAGCCAATACAACTAAAGAGCAAAAGAAATTTGAAGAAGAATTAATAAATTCTGGAGGAACTGCGTTAAGAATGGCTAAAATAATGGATTCTGGAACTGGTGGTGCATTAAGAAGATTACAAAGTGCATTAGAAGGAGTTGCAATTGATTTAGGTCAAATGCTAATACCATTATTTGAAAAATTAATGAATATTATTCAATCAGGAATTAAATTTTGGAAAGGTTTATCTCAAGCAACAAGAAACACAATAGTTGCTCTTGGTTTAGTAGCAGCAGCAATTGGTCCTATTTTAACTGTTGTTGGTGCTTTAGCAACTGCATTTGGATTTTTAATTTCTCCAGTTGGTTTAGTAATTGGAGCTTTAATTACTGGAGGAGTTTTAATATTTAAATACTGGGATGATTTAAAAACTCCAATTGTTAATATTATAAATTGGATGATTGAATTGTATAATGAATCTATGTTTGTTAGGGGTGCTATACAATTACAGATAGTTGCTTTTAAAAATTTATGGTCGCAAATAAAATTTGTTTTTAATTTGGCTAAAAAATTAATTTCTTCTGTTTTAAAAGGTTGGAAAAAACAATTTAATGCATTAGGTGATATTATATTAGGAGCATTTTCTTTAAATAAAGAAAAATTTAAACAAGGATTAAAAGATTTTGGAAACGCTGTTATAGATGGATATAAAGATATAGGATCTGATATTCTTTCAGAATCTGAAGTTTTAGGTAAAGAAATGGCTAAAAATTTGCAAGATGGTTTTGAAGATTTTATGTCAAAAGAGAAAATTGAATTTATTACAACTGATGATATAGATAATGCAGTTAATAAAGCATCTGAATTAGCAAAACAAACCTTAGATAAAATAAAACAAACTTTAGGGTTAAATGGAGGAGGTGATAAAAAAACTAATGAAAAAGAAGTTAAAAAAGATGGACCATTATTATTACCTTTAACTGAACAAACTTTAAATCCTATTACTGGTCCAATGAATGAAGGATTAAAAGAAACTATTTCATTGATGGATATTTTAAATGATAAATTTGGTTTATCAAATGTAGTTTTAAAAGAATATGCAGATCAATTAGGATCTACTTTAAGTAGGGGAGCAACAGATTTTAAATCTTATGCAAAAATGGCTAAAGAAGCAATAAGAGATACAATTGGAGCTTTAATTGCACAAGGAGTTGCAACAGCTGTAACAAATGCATTAAGTAATCCTCTTTTAAAAATAAATCCTTTATTAATTCCAGTTATTGCTGGTTTAGCTTCTGGATTAGCAAAAACAGCTTTTAATAGTTTAATTCCATCTTTTAAAGATGGAGGAATTATTTCTGGACCTACTGTTGGTTTAATGGGAGAATATAGTGGGGTTTCAAATAATCCAGAAGTGGTTGCTCCTTTAGATAAATTAAAATCCTACATGAATACTGGAGTTAATCAAACAGTTGAAGTTTTTGGTAGAATAAGTGGAAATGACATTTTCCTTTCAAATAGTAAGAGTACTAACAGCAGATTAAGATCAGTATAAAATATGGCTTTAGCTAAACAATATTATTCTTCTTATAAGAGTAATAACAACATTGATTATTATTGTGAAATATGGGTTGAAGATTTCTCTGGAAATGCTTCAGAAATATCTCTTGGTGAAGGAGGTCCATTAATAAAATATGATACTGATTCTGAACATAGATTTTCAAGTATTATTAGTTCTTCTTTAGAATTACCATTTGTTGTTAAAGGTACTGGTACTCAGTTTTTTATAACACAATTAAGAACAGTTTTAAAAGAAAGACAAGTTTATATTCATTTATATAGAGCAACATCTTCTACATATTCATCTGTTAAGCCTTTATGGAGTGGTTTTTTAATTATGGATTTAGGTGCTGGTGAAGATGTATTTTTTCCATATGAACAAAAACTAACTTTTGTTGATGGATTATCATTATTGAAAGATATTGATTTTGTTGATTTATCAAGCACATTAGTACCTCCTTCTGGTCCAGCTTTAAACTTAAGAACTCAAGGAAATTATCTTGCTGAAAATATGTATTATGGTCCAGCTACTTATATATTTTGGATAAGAGAAATATTAAAAAAAACTGGAGCATCATTAGAAGATACAACTGGAGTTTCAAAAGATTATGGATTTACAACAGCTGTTAATTGGTATAATGGTTCAATGGCTAACACTAATCAAAGTAGTGATCCATTAGCTTTAACAAAGTGTAATGTATCAATGTTCCATTCTAAAGATGATCAAGATGTTTATAATCCTTTAAATTGTTATTTAGTATTAAAAGAATTGTTAAGACATTGGGGAGCAAGAATTACATATTGGAAAGGAGAATTTTGGATTGTTCAAATACCAGAATATATAACTAATGAAACTGGTTTATTAGATAATCCAGATAATATAAATTCCAGACAATATTCTTTTACTGGAGCTTTTTTAGGTTCTCAAGATCATTTAGGCTCTACATATTACACAAGGTATGAACAAAATTTAACTGATGGTCAAATAAGTAAACTTACTGGAACAAAGTATAATTATTTACCAATGATAAAAGAGGTTGAAGCAGATTATTTAAGTTTATCAGGTA